AACCTTCAAAAGCATGACGGATACTCATATCCACATCATTAAATACTGTTACTGTCCAATCAGCATATGTACGATCACCCGGAACTTTCAATTGTCGGCCAAGATAATTTACATCAATTGCAGGAACCGATGATGCAGGCATAGATGTTCCTTTACAATGAAAACTAAAATCATTGCTCATTGACACACCACTCTCGCGAGGTGGGGTAATACTACAGTTAAATAGATTGGGTCGTACCCCACCCCTAAATTTACTGCTAAAGTTTGAAATTGTTGACATTTTATTACTCCTTTAAGTATAGTCTTTTGTAAGTATTTATAAGATTAACCACCGATTTCTGAAAAAGAAACATCAGAACGAGCGGCAATAAAGTTCAATTGAATGTAATTGATAGACCTTGCAGGTTTAATAAAAATATCTCCTACAAACTGATTCGTATCAATAATTTGTCCAGTATTATTAGAACTATCACATACTACCTTAAAGTCAGTAATACCACGGCGACCCTGTACTTCTCGTAAGAAAGGAGCAACCATATTTGTAAACTGAGCTCGTGTAAACTCATCATTGAACTCAAACAACATAGCCTTAGCAGCAATCGAAATTGCTTTCTCCAAAACAATAAACAATCTTCGTACATTGATTCTATCAAACGCACTTGGAACTGTTTGCATTGTTTTATCACCCCAAAGAACTACACCAGCACCTGTCTGTGTAATAATAGGATTAATGCTTATCGGATACATTGTGTCACGATTTGCTTTAGTTGCTTCCCAAGAAAGTTTAACAATGTTCTTGATAGCACCACGATTCAATCCAGCAGGTGACCACCAGCTGTCATGAGAATAATCAGTTCTGGCACAAAGTCCTGCCATATCACCATTCATCGGAACATACATAAATTCATCTCGATATCGGTCATACTGATATTTCCAAGCACTATCCATAACTGCATAACTAGAAGAACCAAGAGCAGTATTATCTGTGGTAAGTGCTGAAACTTCAGAACCAGAATTATTAACAACAGATGCTCTTAATGGTGAAACAAATGCCATACAATCTTTTCGTGTTTCAGCTATACTATCTACAATCCAACGACCTGTCGTTGTAGAAGAAGCACCACCTAACACTAAAGTAATGTCAACAACTTCTGGAGTAATATACAAGTTAAACCCTGTTTGAAGAAGTGCATCTGTTTGTGTGTTATCATCAACACCACCTGTCATTGAACCACCTGGTACTGATTCAGAAGCAGTTGCACTATTAAACTCTTTAAAAGTTGTGCCCGCCTTTGTGTCACCAGCATCTCCACCTGCACCAGTTGCATTGGCAGTAAATTCTGTTACTAATCCAACATATGCATATTTAGATTCATTACGCATAACATTTACAACATAATTACTTGAACCATCAATTTTCTTTGCATCAGATGCTTTACTTACAAAAGCATGTTTCTCTAAAACATACCCAGGTGTTCCTGTCCAAAGTCCATCTTCATCAATAACAATAACGTGCATCTCATCACTAGCACCACCAGCATTGCCAACATCAGTTGATGTGCCAGGAGCTCTATCAAAGTTTGCAAGAAAAGTTGCATTAACTGTGGCATCTGCCCAACCATTAGCATCAATAGCCTCTACTTTTAAACTATTACCTAATGCGCCAGGATATTTTGCAACAAATAATTGATCCGTAAATGTAACTGAATCATATGCATCTTTATTATTTACAGCAACAGCCGTTCCTGCATCACTATCTCCAACAACACCGTTGCGTGCTGTTGCTCCTACATTTCTAACAACCCACAAATTATTGCCATAAGCAAGATAATTTGCAGCTGTCCAAAACCATTCAAATGTAGTTGCATCTGGTTTACCAAATATATCTACTAAATCGTTTTCTGTTCCTATCTGTGTTCTTTCCAGAACCGGACCCCATTGGAATCCACCAGCCATGGCACCAATCGTTGTTGCAACATTTGGTACGACAGTTGTTAAATCTTGTTCGGAAATATTAATTCCTGGTGATACTTGAAAAGCCATTTGATTTCTCCTTTTACATTCTTAATATTGATATAGATTTTACTTGTTAAACGTATGTACTGTTTTCCAGAGATCGCCTTCAGCATCTCTTTCATACACATCATTCAATCCATCATCAATAATACCAAAAGGGGTAGTCATATCATCAATAGTATCCATTTTATTTTGATATAATTTTTCCCGTATATTCTGATTACTCAATTCTTTAAAATATGATTGATCTACCAACCAACCAAACAAAACTAATGTAGTCACTAAATCATCATTAGAACCATCTTCAGCAGCAAATGTATCACCATTCGTTACAAAAGTTGTAAGTTCAGATATAATATCATAATCTGGGATAAGTAACTTATCTTCTTCCACCAAACTCTTTAGATTTGAACAACCTATCTTTTTAACTTGTTTAGTTGTTCTTACTCCATAAGAGATATCTGCACGATGGCCACTTGATATTTGTTGGCCATGTCTACCGTACCATGATACTGTTAATAGATTTTCATACTCTAAATCATGATGTAAAACATCGGCTACTTGAGCTCCAATGTCGTTACTTTCTACTAAAACATAAGCATCATTATACTTCTTTCCTATAGTATTTATAATATTTGGAAAAAGCAGCGGTGCTATGATGTTGTTTCTATATTTGGCTACTATCTTATATGGCACCTCAGATATATCAAATACTGTAAATGTGGAATAATCTAGTCCCTGTCCCCGAGCTGTATCAACTGTGATTGTATATAACTTTTCTTTTTCGGGTTCTACATAAACATCTAAATCTTCTTTTGACCATACTGGTGAGCTATAAGATAACTCTTGTAATTTCTCATAGGATATAAGAGTATTGGAAGAACCCAGAAAGTCTGCTTCATACTCTTGACGAAATGCTTCTTCACCAATATCAGAGATAATCTTTCTACGCCATTCTTGATCTCGTTCTGGAATACTAGTCCAATGAATCTTGAATGTCTTGAACTGGTTATTACCTTCTACAGCATCATTCCAGAACTTATAGAATAAGTTAAAACCATTTGGAGTAGATACCATTATAATCTTAGTGTCTTTACCAGATGAAATCGTAGGATAAACTGATTTGATAAATGCATCAGCAATCGTTCTTTGTACGAATGCAAACTCATCCAAGAACAATAATGAAAAACTATAACCACGAATTGCAGATGAAGATGTGGAAGAAGCTATAATCTTAGAACCATTCTCTAGTTCCAAGTTTCCTTTATTCCACTCAACAATACCTTGTTGTAAAAACTTTGGTAGATGTTGATAAGCTGTCTGTAATCTTCCAAGCAACTCTCTTGATGTAGATGCTTTGTTGGCCAACATACCAACTATCTTTGTCTTGTTAAATAATACATAATGTAAAATATAACCAAGACTTGTTACAGACTTACCAGATTGTCTAGCACTCTTTACAATAACATATCTATTGTCATGTAAAGTATTAATTAAATCTTCTTGATAATCATAAAGATTAAAAGGAACCAGTCCCTTATCAACGTGAATTACCTGAACATAGTTCTTTAAAAAATAAACAATATCATCACGACACTTTACATATTCTTCAACTTCGTGTTTGGTAAATTGTTGATTAACATTAGTCGGCTTTAATAGTCTATTACCTAAGTACGAATCATTTCTATTATCCTTTGCCATTATTTTTCCCTACTAATAAATCTTGTAATTCTTTTGTGCTTCCGATAAACAAAGAATTGTTTACAGTATGAGGATCTTTTACATCTTTCTCAATTTCTTTTTTTGTTTTCTGTAATTCTAAAAGTTCTCTGGTTGTATCAGATAAAGTTCTAACCAGCTGTGCAGTTACTTCATAAGCTCTTGCTGATTCAGATTCTTTTGCAACAGCAAGTAATTCTTCAAGAGCCTCGTTACCTTTCTCTATAAGATTATGGTATTGACCTCGTGAAAAATCATAGTCAGAAGTTAAATCAGTCGTAGTGATTTCTACTGCTGGTGCTTTTTCTTTTTTTATTCTTTCAACTGGAATCAACTCTCCTGTTACATCTATTACTTTATTTAATTTTTCAACAGTTGATTTCTTCATATAGTTTTCCTCTATTGTGCATCCCAGAAAGTTTTAGAAAGTTCACCACGCTCTATTGAATCAGCAACCATTCTACATCTTACATAAGTTTCTTGAGCTGGTGTAGCTCCGGGTGGATCAAAAGTTCTTATACCACCTGAATAAGACCCATTTGCATCTGAATATGTATGAGCGGCCGTGGCAGTATTTTCGTATGCCCATAGATTTCCTGTTTTAGCAATATTTACCCATGCCATATTTATTACTCCTTAAAAATTATCTGTATGTGTTGTTGTATATCCATAAGCATCATCAGGATCTGCTGATAATGGGTCAGGTTTAACATCAGTATTACTAACCTTTGTTGTTGAGTCAGTAGCATTGTATTTATTAACATCCACCTCTTTAATAATACTAACATCTTTTGTCGGACCGTAAAGATATGCTTTAACAGTAAATGTCAATGTATGTATAAGAGCTCGTCTTGTTAAGAAATCTCCTTCATAACTATCTTCCGTAGACAACCCACTAAAAATAATTGGTATATCTCTTTTAATACCCATTGAACTCATCTCATTCATTGTTACTTGATATGCAGGAGAAAAATATGGTAAAATCTGTTCAAGTATTTGTGTACCATCATCAGAATTTTTTACCATTACACTTAAAGTAAAATCAAAATCATATGGTATGGGTGTATAAATTGTAGTTAATTTAGTATTATCAGAAGCATGTGTTTTTTTAAATTGCTTAGTTGTTACCAACTTTCTTGTAGAATCATAATTGATCGCAGTAAATTCAAATGACATTCGTGGTAACGTAAGGCCTACTTTACCTTTACTGATATCTGTTGCTTCTCGTAATCTTACAAGAAACTTCTCAGCAGGACCGTAAGCTATAGGAACTCTAAACTCCTCTTGAGTCACATTAGACGAATTGACGCGTCTTACAATGATATCATTAAATACTGTACCAAATAATATAACAATATTTCTTATATTCTTATTATAAAAATAAGTACCAAACATTAAGTTACCTCACCGAATGGATTTGATTCTGAAAAATCAAGAATAGAATCACCTTCCGTTTCAAATTCTTTATTATCTGCAAATGGTGTCGTTGGTAATTCTTGATAGTCTGCGGCCGATGCCTGCGACCATACTGCACCACTTACATCACCAGTAACATCAGTTGAAGCTGCAAATGTTCCAGATGTGTCATTAACTCTTAATGCTCTTGTTGAAGAATCCCAACTAACAACAACACCCTTACCAGTTGCGGCTGCAAGACTTGCTCCTTGATAAACTGATTCATCAACACTAAATGTTCCACTACCACCAGCAGTCATAATCAAATCAATAGCAGCTGATTGTTCTCTTTCAATATTATCTATATCAGCAATACCAGTTTCTAATTGCTCCTCACTATACTGATACAACTCACAAGTAATATCAAAACTATAATTCTTTCCAGCTTGATAAAATGGTTGTTCGTGTTCTACAAATTTAATCTCAAATAATCCTTTACTTATTGGTAAGAAAACTAAATCTCCTTCCAATGGTTTAGACATATCTGTTGCAAGTTCAAATCTATCTTTATGAACTGTGAATATAACTTCATCACGAACATCCAAACCAAACTTACTAACCAAATCTCCTTCACCACCAAAACCTTCAGTCGTTTTAAGATACATTTCAATTTCATACGCAGTAGAAAACTTGG